TAGTTGTGTGTTAGTATCTGTAGCTGCTATCGTAACAGCACCACCAGATTCACTTATAGTTATGTTTGAGCCCTCTGTAAAAGCTAATGTTTCTGAAGCACCTAAAGTATTACCACCTGCAGTTACAGTTCTAAACGTATTAGTGTCTGCTGTCATATCGTCAACCACCAAGTCAATAGTACCGTCAGCATCTTGGTATTCAACAGCAATACGTGTTTCTGTGTTTGAAGTAAACATAGCTCCTACTATGTCTTGCACTGCTTCGGTGCTTAAATTCGTATCAGTCACTGTTTCTGTTGCTGTAGCTATTCCAGTTACGTGACCGTTAGAATCTAATGTTATATCTTGTATGTATGTTCTGCCACTGTTATCAGAGGAACTAGCTGCTGATATACTTGGGTGAGCTGTCATATCGTCCACTACTAAATCTATAGTGCCGTCACCGTCTTCGTATGAAGCTGATATTCTAGTCTCTGTATTACCAGTAAACATAGCACCTACTATATCTTGAACTTGTTCTGTTGTCAATGGTGATACAGCATCTATTTGTGTTTGTATATTAGATGTAACACCGTCAAGATAATTTATTTCATCTGTTGTAGCAGTTACGCCATCAAGAATATTTAGTTCTGAAGCTGTAGAAGTTACACCATCTAAAATATTTAACTCTGCTGCAGTAGCAGTAACTGCAGTTTCATTGATTTGTAGAGCTCCATCATCTTTGATGTTTATAGAAGAAGAACTTATCTGTAGTACACTTGCTGTACCCTCTCCATCTTCTATATCTCTTAATGTTCCATCAACTCCAGCATTACTATTTGAAACTTGTAATAAGTCCTTATAAGAATCTGATATTTTTTTTCCTGTTAGTGTAGCCACTTTTTACCTCTATCTAAAGTTTGCAGGAGTAACACCACGTGTTCCACCAGTTTTATCCCTTCTTCTTGCTCCATACTTTGTAATCATTTCTTTGTATTCTGCCATAGCCATTTGAGCTGATTGTAATTTTATTGAAGCTAATTCTGGATTATTTGTTCTTGCGGCAGCATCCATAAGAGCTTTTGCTTTTACATATAATATCAATGCAGGTTGTAGTGCATTGTCAATATCTATTGTTCCTGTAATAGAACTAAGTTTATCTGGCTCTGCATAGTAAGATATAAGCATACCATTTGTAATTACATCAGAACCTGAACCAATGATAGGAGCTTTTAGTCTACCATTTCCTGTTTCAGTTGTTCCTCCATCACCCTCTGAAGTGGCTATAGCTATTTTATCTCCTTCTATCCACCAAACAAAGTTTACTGAAGGGTCTTTAAATGTGCTGTCTACCGCTGCCATAATTACTCCGTATCTGTTATTTTCGTTTCTTGATTTGTTAATCTAGGTATTCTTATATATTCTCCATCAGAGTTTAAGATACTACATCTAAAAACTTTGTTTACTGTAACATCTCTATCGTCGCCTAATCCATACCATTGCTGTCCATTTGCTAAGTTTGTTTTAGCATACTCTGTTTTTAAATTATATTGTCCTAAATCTATCAACGCTTCGTTTATAAGATTTAATACATAGTTTTCTGAAACTTCAGGTACTGCCTGTTGAACTCTACTATGTATTTCTTTACCACTAAATTCTATTGCTGCCATTATAAATCCTCCCAATTACTATTCACATCTTGCCAAAAAGAATTACCATCTACCCAAAATTTAAATTGTTCTAAAACCTCTGCCCAGGTTATAGCTATCACATTTAAAGCAGGTTCTGTCCAAGATGTAGCTATCACATTTAAAGCAGGTTCTGTCCAAGATGTAGTAGAATTACTATCTTTTCCTAACGTATCATTGCTTGTACTTTTTGTCCAGTTAGTAGTTACTCCTGACATTATCTAGCATCCCTTTGTAGTTTTCTTTCTTCTATTTCTTCTATACCTAAAATCTGTAATGCTTCTTTATATTGTGCATCTACTAATGCATACTGGTTACTATATGATGATGCCAACTCTACATCCTCATCGTTATTAGCATCTGCTATTAATTTTTTCAAAGCTTGTCTTGCTGCATAAAGAGTTACAGCATACTCCGCCTCATCTGGAAAGTTATCAATAACTTCTACACCGTGAGCTACTGTTATGTCTGTATTTATAGATACTACTCTGCTATCATTAGATGCTACACTTTCTGGAAAAGTATTAATAACTTGATTATGAATTATGTATGCTGGGTCACTTGTTGAAGCAAATTCCATATATGAAGAATCGTGAACTTTACCCATTTGACTAGGCTGTAACTCCCTGCAAGGCATATATCTATTACTATTGTTTGCATCTTTTCTTAAAACTGATAGAATTCTTTTACCTTCAGTGTCTTGTGAGTTTGTAAAGTTTGTATTACTAGCAATTCTTTCAAGTTTGTGTATAGGCATAGCATTTAATACTAATCTAGCACCTGATGTTAGCCACTGTGTTATTGAAGCATCAGATACTGATGTAGATAAATCACCAGTAATATCAAATATTTGTTGTTTAAATGTTGCCATTATCCTTGTCCTCTATATCTTTTCTTGTAGTATTTTGTACTCATCTTGTTTCCGTATTTTGTATTATTGCTTTGCCCTTGTCTGGTTTTCTTCTTACCGTTAGTGTGTCTTTTTACCTGTGGTTTCAATCCTCTCATTAAAATCTTCCTATACCATCTATATAACCTTGTATTAAATCTGCTTCCGCCTCTCTTCTATCGTCATAGTCATCACCAAAATTTCTAAGCTCATCAATTAAAGTTTCATATCCCTCTATATTTAGAGACAGCAATGAATCTTGAGGAGTGACAACGTCACGTAATTTTTTTGCAAACTTAGGTGTCTTTGGGTCATACTCTTCAGTCATAGGATTGTCTAAAAAGTTTGGTCCATATTGTGTTCCAATAGAAGCCAAAACAGTTTGAAGTTCTGGTGGCATATCTGCTAAATCTACACCAAACAGATTTGTAAAATTTGTTCTAAGTGTGCCAGTCAAGTTTTCTAATATATGGTTGCTTAATCTATTAGCCTCATCTTCTGTAACAACAAGAGGATTACCTGCTCGTATGTTTTGAAGTAATAAGTTTTGAGCATCTTGTTTTTTTAGCCCAAAGTATGGTTCTAATTTTTTTATGAGTTCTTGGTCTTCAAATCCTACAAAATCCATCAAACTTCTTTGCCCTAAATCAATACCAAATCCTATAGTAACTCCTGAATTACCAAAAATTGTTCCGTCATTTCTTTTTGGAATGTAACCTTCAGTTCTAAAGCCTTCTCTTTTCTCAATAAAATCAATGTCTATGTTCAAGCTTTTAAGTGCTGCATATTCCTCAGCTGTTATAGCACCGTTTTGTTGTCTATTCTCAAGAGTAAAAAATTCATTTATATTATCACTCATTTTCTTTTTTTCCCATTTTGTTTTCTAGCAAATGTTGCTACGTTTGTTGGCTTACCGCCTACTCCTTGTGCTTTTGCTCTTTTTCTACTAACCGCACTTCTAATCTGTGCTTTAGTCATCTTTGCTGCTTTAGCAGCAGGGACACACTTAGGATACTTTCTTTTTTTGTCCGCTTTTAGTTTTGACCTCCCACATTTTTTGAAGCCTCCACCTTTTTTCGGAGCACCAATATCAACCCAGTTTTCACTGAACCACTTTCTAAGTCCACCCTTGTAAGCCATTAATATTTACCACCACGTTTTTTATATTCTCTTACTAACCAAGCATTAGCATATGCAGAAGGATATACATCAAACTTACGTTTTGCTGCAGCCTTTACTCTTGAATACAAAGCTGGATTCTTTGGTTTAGGACTGCCTTTTTTTCTTTTCGTTTTCTTTCTTGCCATTATCTTCTGTAGCCTTTCTTTTTAACTACTTTCTTTTTCTTCTTTCCGTTCATAGCATTCTTTCTTCGTTTGCCATTCATCTTTGATGCTTTTATTTTTCCGTACATTATTTATCTCCCCATATTAGGTTATCTAGTTTTTTACTTCTTTCTTCATCATTTTTCTGTTTTGTTTTTTTAATATGACTTTTCATATCAGTCGTACCAAAATCTATTTGGTCTTTTCTAATAGCAGTTGCCATTGGTGTTTCTCTTATAACAAACTGAGTGCTCCACTTTGGAGGGTGTGCCCTCCTGCCACAAGATGGACAATTAAAGTGTCCTTCTTTGTTTGGTTTATTACAATGCTGACAATTAGCCATTACACTTTAGTAATGATAATGAATGCAACTCTGCTTCTGTCTAACATAACTGCGTTAGTAGCCACTAGCTTTGCATCATCTATAGTTTCAATATAATCATTAATTTCTTTTGCTAAAGAACCAGAGACTGTACTTGCATCTGGACTAATATCATTGATTATAACTTTTGTCACTGTATCAAAATTTGCCATTTTATTCTCCTATTAGTTTTAAATTTTTTTGGATTTCGGGGTTGAACCTTTATACGAACAACCCCACAGTATCCAAAACTGTTACCCTTATTGGTTCGGGTTATGATATAGTTACGTGTGCTACATCGTGAACAATAGCTTTTGCAAAGTAATTAATACCGTTGCAAAATAGTTCTACTGAGTCACCTAATGCTGCACCACTGATAAATACGATTTCATCAACTGCAGATTCTGCTGAGTTACCAGCTGAACCATCGTCAGCTCCTGCAACCATACCAACGATTGAATCCTCGGCAGTATTGTTTGCAATAGTAACTGCGTTTGAAGCTACTTTTGATAAAACGAATTTGCAATGCCAACCAGCACCAGCTGAAGCTGCTAAAGGTAAAGTAATCTCATAGGCAGATGCCTGATTTACTCCGAATACTTTTCCTGAGTCAGCTGCAGTTAGTGTTCTAGCTGCTGCAATTTCTTCGTATTTGAGTTTTAAATTACTAACACCACTATTTACTTCTAAATATGCACTCTTAGCCATTTTATACTCCTTCCAAGTTAATTAAGTAATGTGATTCAGGAAGACATACTTCAAGACCTGCTTCTGTAAGAATCATATCTTTTCTTAAGTCTTCATCTGCACCTTGTACATTTGTCATAACTTGTGTATCTCTGTTAATACCATTACCAACAAGTGGTCTGTAGTATAGTTTACTCATATCAGCTAACATCATTAATCCAGATGAATGTCCTCTGAATAATGGTTCTTTAACCATAAACATAGAACCGTGAACTGTATTGATTTCCATTAACTGGTGACCAAACTGTCCTGATAGTTCATCCATATTGATTTGATATTGAGTTGATGCTGTTGAATTATCAGCAAAGAAACCATCTCCCATTTTGTTGAAGAAAGAAATCACTGGAAGAGAAGCTAATGCTAATCTTTCATTTGAACCCCCTCTTGCTGGGTCAAACAGAACTTCAAAGTCACTTAGTAGTCTGTCGTATGTTAATTCACTTGCTGCAGCTGTTCTAAAATATCCTTTACCTGATGAGTATGATAAGTTAGAATTGTCAGAAACAACTGTGCTGTTTTTGATGATATGTCCAACAATACCTTCAGTGTACTGAATACCACCAACTCTTGCTTTTTGGTTAAAGAGCATAGCTCTTTCAATGTCGATTTTGTGCTCTCTCATTTTTTGAGCTAACACTCTTTCGAACTCGTTTGATACTCCACGTAGTTGTGTAGCATACGCTGTGTTTGTAATCTCAGCTGCTGTTTTGAAAATCTGGGTGTAACCATAATTATCTTCTAAGCTATCTGAGAATACGTCTGGTGAACCTGTACCTTCTCCATATGCAGTACCAATGATTTGACATCTTTTATTATCTAAAAGTTTGTTTGCATTGGTTGCAGTTGAGGAAACAGATATTACTTTACCTGTAAAGGATGTGTCACTTGCATTTTGAACAGGTGCATCTTCTACTCTTACAACAATATTTGCATATGTTGCGTCAGCAGCTGTGTCACCTAATGTTCTTACAGCAAATACCATACCTTTAACAAGGAAGTCTACAGCAGCACCATCTGGTGTATCTACAATAAATGATACTGTATCACCAGCAGATTGAGTTGCTGAACTATCGTGATTACCTTTTAAAAGGAACTCTCTACTTGTATAATTAATCTTTGTTCTATCTTCAAGATAACGAAACAATGAATCATCAGTAGGAAGTTTAGCAGTTTGACTCAAGTAGACGAAGAAAGGACTTTCTTCAGGTGCTAATTCAGCAATCCTATCAGAAAAGTTATATAGTCTTCTTCTATCTGGAGCAACTCCATAATCAGCAGATGTAGTAGCAGCAGTCAAGTCTGTTTGTTTTATTTGTCCGCTTATTGCCATTTTATTCTCCTAGTTATTTACGTTTTATTCCTCTACTAATGCTACCAGCGTTTGCTGCATTTAGGATTTGGTCCCACATTCCATCTTGTTCAGACTTGGTAGGAACACTTCCACCTTGCAAAACTCCTGCTGTACGGGCTTGATTACTTGTGTCTGGCTTTTGAATGACAGGTTCTTTGTATTCACCTTTATTCATTTTGAAAAGTTTGACTAAGTTATCAAGAGGAACATTATCTTTTGGCTGTTGAGCAAAACGCATAAATTCTTGCACTTCGTCTTTATTCATACCAAAATCACTTTCAAGTTTATTCATTGTGTTTGAAATAAACTGTTTCTGTTCTTGCCCTCTCATAGCATTGTTTACAGCATTATTTATTCTAGCTTCTTCTTGTTTCACACGCATTTCGTATGATGGAGAGCCAGGTTTGTTATACGCATCCCACGGATTGAACTCGTCATCTTGTAACTGTGCTGTATCAGTTTTTTTATCTTCACCAGTATTACCGACAATACTATCTCTTAAAGTCTCTACAAGGTCAGGTCTCTGCTCTAGTAAGTTCACTAGCGGTTTGTATTGGTCCATATGCTTTTTTTCTGCTTCAGCTTTGTCATACATAGACTGAAACTTCTTTGCTTCTTTTTCCCAATCCATTGCTTCTTGTCCTTCTAAAGTACCTTCTTGTTGAGACCCAGCTTGAACCGTATCCATAGATTCTACAGCTTGAGTATCGGTTTGTGATGTTTCATTACTCATATTTACTCCTTCGATGTCTAGTCCTCTGGTTGAGCAGAACCACGCTTGACTTCAGCCTCTACGACTTTTAGTTCTCCACGCAATTTCTCGAGTTCTAGCAACACCTTATCGTTTAGTTTGTTTTTACTTATACGCCTATCGGCAGTGGCGTTAGCTTCTATATCACGTAAACGAGTCTTAAATTTCTCAACTTCAGTTCGTTTTCTATCTGATATAGATTCTCTTGTAGCCGTTTGCAGGTCTCCCTGTAAATTCTTTATAGTTTCTGACATACTTGTCATTTGTTGCTCCATTGCTGCTCTTTGATTCATACGATTTAAAATACCTTCCTTATCAAAGATGTCTGGGTTTTTCTTTAATACTTCTACTTGGTCTACTAATCCCATTTGGAATGCTTCCATATACACAGCTAACTCTGCGTATTTACTTGTTGGTAATGTAGAACCTGACTCAATACCCACATCGTGCTGTTCTAAATTGTGTTTATCTTTCTTTAAATCAAACACAACTCTCGTTTTGTCAGAGTATATTTGAGCCATTTGCTCTGTAATATCATTATTAGGTTGTACCAATCTCATTAATTTTGGTACGTTGTAATGTGTTTTAGCATAGTTGTACATTACTTTACCTAATCTCTTTATACTAAATTCTACATCTCTAAGTTTTGATTTAGGTCTTTCACTACCTAATGCTATAATTCTTTCAGTTCCTCTTGCAGTATCTGGCTGTTCTCCCACCCCTTGCATTATCTCTGGAATACCAAAGATAAAGTTTATATAAAACTCACACTGCTGTATCAATCTATAAAACTCTCCAGACAAAGGTTGAGGTGCTGGATAGTGTGGCTCACCTTGTGATGAATCTACTTCTATTACTGCATTTGGATTTGCCCAATCTTTTTCTAATTGTGAAACATTTTCTACACTTCCAATAGGAACCATAAGTTTCAAACCTGCTGATGCTTGTGCGTGAGATAGTGCTAATGACCATAACTTATTTAACAAACGTTGCATTGGTCTTGCTCTGGAGACATCAGAACGAGGATAAGGGGTTTGAGTCCAAACGTTTGCAATAGGCACTATTGGGTATACATCTGTGTTCAATATAGTTTCATACAACACTACCTCACCAATACTTGCAACAACTTTAATTCTATTTTGATAGACTTGTATTATATCTACCTTACCCTCTTCAACTAAATTTTTATTTTGCTCTAAAAATATTCTAAAATCTGCTTCATCTACAATAAACTCTTTACCATTTTCATTATCCATCAAACGATAAAAAGGAACTTTAACTTTTGTAAATCTTTCTAATATCTGAAAACGTTTATAGTTTTGTTCTGTGTATCCTCTTACTGTATCAGGTGTATATGTATTCAAAGAGTTTTTATTTATATTATCAGGATAGTCTTGCTCATTAGAGTATGTAGATATTCTATCAATCAATGGGTCAATCTCTTCTCCAGTTTCTGGGTCTACGCTTGAACCTAACTCTGGATATAAATTTAATACCTGTGTTTCTGTAAGTATTGTAGATAAGATTATGTTATCTGCATCTGTAAAAAATCTATCTCTGGATGAAGCTGGGACATACACTCTGAATGGGTCAAGGTATGAAAACTTTACATCCCCTTTACCAAAGTCAGAGTCATAGTCAATGTAAGCATATAAAAATCCAAGCCCTACTACACAATAATCGTGTATCGCTTGTTTTACCTGTGCGTCTCCTTCTGAGTTCTGCCAAGCAAATCCCATTACCTCTCTCCAAAGATAGGCTAATGATGTGTCTGAATCCTCTCTAGGTACAACTGTAAACACAGGAGGTCTGGATGTCAGCATACTTTTTAATCTTTCAACAGCAGGAGATATTCTATCCATAGGAACATCTGCCTGGTTTCTCGCTGATAATTCGTGAGATTCTGTTTCTGTGAAATGATTACCTAAATAAAAATCTAAATCTTGTCTAGCATCTGTCTCCCAAGCCTTTCTATCATTCTTATATCTGTCGAAAAGTTCTCGGTTGGTTAGTGCTCTTTTGTCATATTCCATATTATTCCTTAGAAAAAGATGTATTTTATTGAGTCAAATTTACGAATTTTGGTAAAGTTTCAGCAAGAACTATCAGTCAATACTACCTGTTATCCAGTTATAAACCTTGTTTTTCTTAATATTAACTTGTTTTTCTAGCCTGTCTTTAAAATTTTTAGCATCTATAGCAGTGCTACTAGGAGCTTTAGCAAAATAATCTGCATAGTATAATGCATCCATAAGGTCATCGTTCTTTGGTTTTGGATGTTCAAACAACTCATCTACTATCTCAGTCATATGTTTTTTGATATATAGCTTCTTAGAATTTACTATGGGACCAAGTGTTGTTTCTAATCTATCTTCTTTCTTAATACCATATGGAGGCTTTACCCCTTTGAATATACCTGGCATCAACCTTTTATCAGCCACAGATATTCTACTTGTCATATCTCTTACCATTTCTTGTGCAGCAACAGTTTCAATACTCACTCTTCTTACAGGGCTATACTTTCTTGCCATCTTAACTATTTCTTCTGCCATATCAAAGGCTGGTATTTTTTCTCTAAAGTAATCTAAGATGTATCTATTTTTGTTTGCATCAATACCCATTACCAAAATAACTTGATAGTCTGATGTCTTTGTTGCGGTAGCTGCAAGGTCTACTCCAATATATACATTAATTGGTATGGCTTCATCATTATCAACTAAATAACAAAACCTATCTCTTACTTCAAACTTATGATTGTAATATTGTATTCTATCTACTTTGAATGCAGCGGATGCTGAGTCTCTTGCATCATTCATATACTCTTGAGCAAACTTGTTTACAAGTCCTGCTTCAATAAATTCTTTTCTTTTATTTTCTAATTTAGATAATGGGAACTGGTCTTTCCATAAAGGCTTTCCATCTTCTATGGCTCTATGAAATGTTAAATCCCAAGGATAGTTTCTGTTATCATTCTTTGCCTCTTTCCATCCATCAACAATGTTTTGCAAGAATGAGTCATAGTGTACAATCGTACCAGTCAGCCATATCCAACCTTCATTACCTGGTGTTTCTTCTAATGATGGAAACACAGTAGATACAATCCACTTCTTTAACTCTGCTCTTCTATCTGGAGTCTTAGTATTTAACTCTGATTCAAAGTCGTCAAGAATTATACCAGTATATCTTACACCTACCTCTGCTCTACCACGAAGTCTCTGTGCAGAACCTTTGGCTATGATTCTATCACCTTTGGGTGTAACAATATCTTTTTCAGTCCATCTCTTACCAACTGAACCACCATCCATATTACCAAAGTAATATCTTATGATTTCATTTTCTTCAAAGTGGTGTCGTATATATTTCAAATGGTCTACAGACTGACCTTGTTCTTCTGATACCCAAGCCACAAAGTTTTGTTTGTCTTCCTCAGCAAAAAGAAACTTATGCATAATAGCAGCTTTAGATAAAATACTTTTACCCATACCACGAGGTATCACATTGCAAATACGTGCCCCTGGTTTATGTTGAATTAGTTTTTTAGCAAGGTCGTGGTGGAATTGTGGACTTTCAGATTTGTGTAAGAAGTCTTGTGGTAAGAATACACGACCAAAAAATATTAAGTCTTTGTATGCTTTGGCTAATATCTCATCTCTATCAGACATCTCTGACGCAGATGGGATAATATTAATCTTCTTGTTCTCCACTTTCAATTTGTTTCACTCCACTAAGTTGTAAGATTTCTTCTTTACTAAACCCAGTAAAGGCTTGACCAAGTAGTAACTGCTCTGACTTCTTTTCTTTTGGATACATACTTTGTATCTTCATAAAGTTTTCCAAAGCTCTTAGCTTCACTGCATCAGAGGTGTCAGGGTTTTCTACAATATCTTTTGCCTGTTCTAATGTCCAGCGTTTGTCAATACCAATATCAGTCAGTAATTCTTCTATTTCTTTTTCCACTTCTTCTTTTATCCTAGTTTGTTTTAACAGCATTGATGATTTCACAGATGCTGTGTTTTTATTATTCGTTTCAAAACATTCTAAGTATGCTTGAACGGGTGCTTCGCCGTGTGCTATCATCTTCACAAAACGAATCTCTCTCCAAGACAAAGGCTTTTCTTCTATGTTAGTCCTTTTCTTGAATGAGTTATAATCTTTTTTGGGTGCTCCCTCCATCGTTCCTGAACGAAAACAAGGTCCAAGCAATGTGATATAATAATCATCTATTGCTTTAAGGGTAGTGTTTTTCATCTTCTTCTTACGAAGAATCTGTGTAACCTTGCCATCATCGGTTAGCACCCAATCATTTGGTTCTCCATCTCGCCAATCCTGAATCAGTTCTGCATCAGGGAATATCTTTCTAAACTCTTTCTCGTTATCAAATACATAACGAGGGACACCTTTGATAATACGTTTATGCATTAGCCTTCAACAACATTACCCCATACCACGCATCTGCCATTGACAATCTCAACGACTTCTACTTGGAAGTTCCCACCTGGGAAAAAGGTAATGATACTAAATGCGTGATTCCAATTATGCAAACGACCTCGCAACCACTTGTTGCTTTCTCTTGACATATCTTTCAGACATCCAATTCCCCAAGCTCCAATAGTTCCTGCATCTAATTTGGTTAAGGTATGTCGTTGAACATCGTGAGTATGCCCGTACATAATATTGGCTCCATACGTTTCAAGATGTTTTTTAGCGTGGTAAGTAGTTGCGTAGGTACCGTGTATAAAATTAATCTTACCAAGTTTCAATGGTAAGTTGTATTCATAATACTTATACCCTCTTTCTTTTAGCTTACAAGCCTTTGGAAAGGTATACTCTTGCATATATGGGTAACGTTCTACAAAGTTATCCATCCAGAGTTCGTGGTTTCCTTGAAGCATATACTTCTCAGATACCTTGTGCTTTTTTAATTCGTAATCAATTATATCTAAACCAGCATTGACATCTCTAATGTCTTGGTCAAGGAATGGGATTTGATATTCTAAGTCTGGCAACTTCTTTCCTTTATACTTCCAAGGACTGAAGTGATGCCACTCTCCCACATCACCTATATTGACATAGATGTCTGGTTTGACAATCTTGATTGCTTGTAATGCACAAGATAATGCTTTCATATCGTGCAACGGAAAGTGCACATCAGGAAAGACGATTGCTCTTTTAAGCTTTGATTTTTTTGCCATCTTCACTTATTGAACTCCCCCATATATCATCCTGCCCTACAAGTTCAGGTGTTTCCATCATCTCTACTACTTCAAATAATTCTATGAGGCGTTCCAATACAAAGGGTTCTTCTGCAAATATCTCAGCATCACGTAATCGTTCTACTAAAAACTTCATACGTTCTATGCTTTCATTGAGTTCCATTTATTTTTTATCTTTCTTTTTTTTAGGTTTGTCTTCTTCTGCAAGACCTTTTAAAGCAGCGTAAGCACCTTTGACTTGTTCCATTGCTTGTTGTATTGTTTTTATCTCAGCAACTAACTCGTCTCTTTTACTTAGCAACTCATCAAACTGTTGTTGATATTGTTGTATCTGTGTTTTTACTTTATCTTTCATAATACTAATGTCTCCTTATGTTTGTTAAAACTTACAATCTTTCGTCAAGTGTTTACAATAAATATCTACGTAAAGTCTCAAAAACAGAGAAAAATTAAAAAAAGTGAAAATAGTTCTTTGAAAACGAAAGAAAATACCTTATCTTAAAGAACCTCTTTCAGGTTGTCGTATTAGGGTATTACCCTATTAGGGTATCCCTATTAGGGTATTCCTATTAGGGTAACCTAATTAGGGTTCCCAAGACACACACTACATATTAGGGTAACCAAATACTAGGGTACCCTAATGCTGAAAAAAATTTTCTAAAAAAATTTGGCGATTTTGTGTGAGGTTGTTTTTTTGCAAATACCCCCCGCCCGAAGGCGAAGTTGAAAATTTGGAAATGGGTTGAGATTTTGAAAACCCCAACCCAACCCAATTATATTACTGAACTATAATATAAATATCACCATTGTATTCTACATTTACATTATGATTATCTTTTAAATCTTTGATAATCTTTTTTTGCATACTATCTATTACTTTTATATTTCTGTAATAATCTGAATAATTTAGTGGATATTCACAGATGCTTTCTAATTGTTTATCTGTTGGCTTTTCTGTGTTGTAAGTATCACAAGCCCAACTATAAATATTATCACAATTAACTACATATCTTGAATAATTCATTTCTAATTTATTCAATTCTATTAATTTTTCATTTACATTATATTTCATTATATTATTTCCTATTTAATTAATCTTACATTATATATATGTATAAGGGGGGTAAAAGTTCCCATTTATTTAGGTTTTTTTTAACCCCCAACTTATCCACAAGTTCTTAACAAATTATAATATTTTCGCTGTATTTATTATCAAGTTCCAGCCAACGCATATTAACACAATTAAAAGAATATATTTGTTTTTTCTTGTGTAGTTCTTTGTAATACTTTGGAACTATTTCTATGCTATCACCATTAATTAAAACCTTACAGCCTTTAATCTTATTAACTCTGTTTAATAACATAGATTTAATTCTTGATGATACATCTAAACTTAATATTTTGCTTTTTAAATTTTCCATTATTTGTATTCCTTATTTTATTAATCTTACTTTATATACTATTATATATTATTTTGGTTCCAACTTTTTTTATTCTGATACTATTGCGTCTTTATTTAACGCATCCCAGAATTTATTATCATCAAAATTAGGATTATCTTCTTTTAAAAATAATACTAAATCTTGATAAAAATTATCTAAGTCAATTACTCTTTTAATCTCATCTCTGATATTACCATATCTAGAATTATTATTAATTATTTCGGCTAATTTTATATAATGTTTTTTAGTCATTTTTTTTCTTCCTTAAATTATTAATGTTATACCCTATATACTATTATAACTTGTTTTGGTTCCCAAGTTTTTAAAATACTTGTATTAATGTTGTCAAATCTTTGACTTTAAAGCCCTTAGGTAATATTTCATTTAATTCTTGTTCAAATGATTTATTTAATAGTAATAATTTTTGTATAGTATTTACACTATTAAAAGCCTCTTGATAATCTTTTAATAATATTAGCATTTTTTTTCTGTTTATTGCTTTTGAATTTTTTTCATATTGTTTTATTAATTGCATTTTTTTTATTCCTTATTTTGTTTTTATTACAACCATTATATATATCTAATTAAAAAAAGTTCCCAAGTTTTTAAAAAAAAGTTTTCCACAACTTATTAACATTATGAAAGTTTGCTTATACGCATAAAAAAAAATTAGGTTCCAATGTTTTTTAGTATAGCCTTTAAACGCTTTAAAATAGCCCTTAAAGGCTACATCTACGCTTTATTAATAGTTATATCTCAAAATCTCTTTTATTGTCTTGTAGATACCATTTAATAATTTTGTCGTCATAGAAATAAATTATTTTAAAAATAGTTGGGAACTTATTTTATTATATAGCGTTGGGATAGTATGCAAGGCAATAATAAAAAGAGCCAAAAAAAAAATAAAAAAGTTGGGAACTTTATTAATTACTAAGCATTAAAGAAGTATACAATTTAACAAAGGATTTTGATATGACTTTAAAAAATAAACTTTTGTTATTAGGTATAAGTAAAGCCAAACAAATAAAAGTAGAGAGGGCAAAATATTTATCTAATGACAATGGAAAATTTGTAAGATTGAGGGGGCAAAAATTCCCTCTTGAAAGTGGCAAGTATTATAATTGTTCAGATGAACAAGCAATATTACAAGCGATTGACGAGGCAGTAAATATATATTGGGAATATAAACCAATATATAAATAAAAAAGTCTGGAACTTTAATTAGGTTATTGCATATAACTAATAGATAAACGACAAAAAACTAAATATTGTGTAGTTTCTTACAACAAAAAAAAGTTTTATAGCACAATAAACAAAGGGCTTTTAATGGCAGTAGTAAGCAAGGAAGAATACCTTATAAAAAAATAGGCACTACCTAAGCCCTTTGAAAAACAAAGGAGAATAAATGGAATATAAAGACATTGTTATGTCCATTAAAAAGAGTTGTGAAACTACAATTAGATGCAACGAAAGAATAATGGATAGAGAGTTTAAAAATTATGATGGCAGGTATTACGACGCAGAACGAGAGGAATATACTATTCTTGAAACTGAAAGTCATCAAGCAGAAATGATGTTAGATACAATAGAATATTATTTAAAGAAAATTAAATAAAGTTGGGAACCTTTATAGATTAAAAACATTAGAGTAATATAAACAAAGGAGAATATATGAAAATGAATGTGAGTGAACACGATTTTATAAATATAAGTGAGCAATACACACAACACAAAGACAACTTTTCCTACTATGGAAAGAAAGCACTATATAAATATTTAGTGGATTTAGAAGAAGACATAGGAGAAGAATTAGAAATGGATTGGATTGGTTTTTGTTGCGACTATACCGAATGGGATAGTAGAAAAGAATTATTAGATTACTATGACGAGAAAAGCCTTGACGATATTATGGATAAAACAGAAGTAGTAGAGTTCAAGCACTACACCGACAGAATGAATGATGAGTGGTGTTATAGATACATAGTAAGAAACTATTAAAGACTTGGGGGTGGTGGATATTGTCGCCACTCTTTGCGAGAGAGTGTTAGTTAGAGTATTATAGCGTTTGAGAAAATGAAGGATACACTGCAAAAGTTATGTGAGAATATGGCAATAGCACAATGAGAATATCAAATGAGATAGTGCATAACTATTATATTCAGAAACCCCCTGCGTAATTACAGGTTGTAGAAACAAAGGTGGAAAAGCATTAAATTTATTCCACACCTACGCAGTAAAGGATAAACAAAGCCTGTAAAATAATTCGGAACCTTTATTGATTAGGTTCGTATATATAGTAAACAAAGGAGAACAAATGAACGAAGATAGAAGACAGATGATTTCAAATGGCATACAAAACAGAGGACTAAACCAAACAAAGTCTTATGCGTATTGTATGTTTAGAAACACCGCACCAATGTTAGAAGATTGTTTAACAATATTAGATGAGTGCGGAGATGTAGAAGACACCAAAGAATATCAAGGAGAAGAAGAAGAAAGAGCAATAGATAGAGTAATTGAGATGGCGTGTGAGATTGCAGAGATGTATGGATTTATGATACACGAAGACGAATAAACAAAGGAGAACAAATGAAAACATACAAAGAAATGTACGAACTACAACAAGAACACGAAGTAGAAAATGTGTATAATAAGTTTTGTGATTATGAACACATTAGACTTGGTGGAGAATACAATATGATAACAGAAGTCAGAAGTGTTTTGGAAGAGTTAGAGTTTATGGATAGCCCTTTACAAGACAAAGAAAGTTATTTCTATATTCAAGAAAACTATGACAGAATAGTTGAGGAACTTGGAGATAACTTGGAGAGTTATGATGATGGAGAGGACTATTGGATAGTAGATATTAAATACAAACGAAAAGAGGACTAATGAACAAACCACACATACCATTAGAAAAATATCTTGAAGAGAAATTACAACATATTGGAGAGATGTATTGGATAACTAACCCAAACCTATGTCTCATTGATAATGATGGCAACCTTGATGATGAAACTATGTACAAAGAAATCAAAGAGGAAATAGATATAGTTAATGGTTGGTTAAGAGAGTACAAATGTATATGTAAAAAATACAGAGATGTATTTGAAAATGAGGAGGACGAATGAAAGCAAAAGAGTTAAAAGATATATTAAAAGATATACCAGATGAAAATCCTGTGAGTTTTTATATTATACATAATCACACACCAGATTTAGATTTGGGCAATCCAGAAGTTATTTGTTCTAATGGAATAAATGATGAGGGTTGCGTAGACTTTGGATTTAAACCAACAAAGGAGAACAAATGAATATAAGTAAAGAGTTTGAAAACATTAAAACAAAATACAGGTTCAAGGAGCCGAGAGATAGAACAAAAGCCATTGCTAATTTGGTAAATGTAGAACTACATAATCAACTACAAGAAAAAGAGGAGATTGAAAATGTAGCAGACTACAATGTAGAGTTGTTTGGAATGGGAGATTGTGTGTATAGAATACGAATGAACTATGTCTATACTATCGTCTGTACCATTAGAAATGGCGATGATATTGGTACCTGTGTTCAGATATTAATGAACCACATATGGTATCAGAACAGATACTTTGAAGATAAAGTAGATAGAAATTGGAGATAGAAAAAAAGTGGGAACTTTATTTAGCAAAAGGAGTATAATGATTAGTAAAATAATAACATACATAATTAGTTATGTGATGATGTTCATTGGGATATTGTATATCATAATGACAACACTACTAAAACTAATTGGAATAAAGGAAGAAAAATGAAAAGTAATGGACTAACAGATAAAGAGTATGACACTCTATGGAGACTGCTTGAAAAAGCAAATGTCTTATGGCAGTATTATGAGAAAGAACATATTGCAGAGGACTTTACAGATGAGCAATGGAATAAGTTTCTGGAAGACAAGCAAGATGGATTTGCAGATAGCGTTTATGAAACTGCTAGGATATGTGTGGTAGACTTTCAAATAGATAATGAAATCGTACCAAAGTCTATTCAGAAATTGGAGGAGAACAAATGAAAGTTAAACAAAAAGTAAATGAAGACAATCAAGTCTACATATTGATAGGTGAAGGTTTGAATAATAAACTATGTATAGATATACATAATGGAAGTGATTACCCTAAACACATAGAGGTAGAGGGAGTGGACTTTCCAGATACTTCTGATACAGATGTAGAATATAGAATAGAAATTCAAGGTTTACACTATGAATTTATTGAAACATTAAAATTTAACAAAGGAGATAAACAATGAAAGTAAATGAATACAGAATAAACCCTAATGTAGAGACAGGTGGGACAAGCAGGTTCAGTGAGGTTATGTTGAAGCCTGTGGAACTATTGATGGTGTTTGGTAAGCCACACATCTGCGATAGTTATAAAGTGTCAGGTGAGTATATCTTTGAACACACAGAGACAGGCACACCAATCACTTTATATGATTGGAAATACACTACCCTGTATGATGTAGATGGTATTAAACCAGTGGACTTCTGGAAGTTAGATGAGGAAGTGCAGTTCAACATAGGTTCACACAATAGTTATGCTTATGGCTTTGACAAGTGGATAAGAATGACTATACAGAACAGATTGAATGAGATGAATGCAGGTTATGAGAATGAATGACAATGGAAGAGAAGCATTGGGCTATCTTAAATATGTGCAACAACAACATACAGATATGTATGAATTGTATGAGCCACAGATTGAGTGTAGTTATTGCGGAAACAATGTCAAAGGAGATAGCCCTACTATCACTATCAACGAGTGTGATGTATGTGAAGACAGGGATTGGCAGAGCCTTTGTTGTACTGCTCCGCCCTTTGGCAATAGTTTTATAGAAGAAGATAAAACAGGGATTTGTTCCAAGTGTTATGATGGAGCAAACTTTGATGACCTAAATAAGGAGGAAGTAAATGAAGCAACCTAATTTTGATTGGGGAGTATTTATAGAATGGTATGATAACAATGGACAGCAGTATGAAGTTATGTTATCAGAACAACTAACAGAGAAGGTCTTTCAAGAAATTAATAGTCTATTGAAAGAACCTAATAAAAGTAAAGCAAGACTATTAGAAGGAGTAGATGAGCAATGGGAAAGTTCAAAGAGATAGATAGACAAAGACAAGAAGTGGAGGAAGTAATGAATATAAAACCTTATGTAGAAACTGATTTAGAATATGCAAAAAGAGTTTCTAAGGAGGAAGTAATGAATGAACAAGAAGTGATAACAATACCAATCTATTATTCAATAGATGATGAGACAGGTATCAGACACTACGATACAGATAGTATTCGTAATGAGTTTGAACAAGCAATCAAACAACTTGAAGCCAATGAACAGGCAGAGTTAGATGGTTGGAATGATAAGATGAGAGACTATGCTATGGACAATATGACTTGTGATATGGCAGAAGAAGTCTATGAAAATATGTAAATGTTATGATTGTTGGAAGACGATAATGATATGGGATGTTTATCAAATAGATAATCAACCCTATTGTTTTGGATGTTATCTGGCAATCATAGAAACAACAAAGGAGAAAGAAGATGAGTGATAGATTAGATGAAGCAGTAAGTAAAGCCTTCAAAGAACTATACAAGATAGAGCAGTTAGTTTTAAAACATAGACTAACATTAGGACATCTTGAAGAAATAGCAAAGAAGAACAGAGATGAACTCAAAGAAACAAAAAGAAAGGAACCAAAAGAATATGAGGGAGTATAATGTAGAAAGCATAGAGGCTAAATACAGAGCAGACTTAGAAGAACTAAATCAGTATGCCGTGATTGTGCCACTTGCTAAGCAGGATATAGGTGCATACATTAAAGGATTTGAAGATATGGATAAAAAAAATGCTAACGAATTATGCAGAGAAGTAGTAAACTTAATGGAGTTTGAAGTGATTATGATGAACCACACACCACAAAATTCAAAGGCAAGTAGATTTACTTCAATGCTAAAAGAAGCAGTCAAGAAAGTATGTAGAATGCATAAGTTAGATTTTATAGATAGTGATAAGGTGTTTATGTTGGGCGAAGGCAATGCTTGATATTAAAGACATATACGCAGGATACTTGAAGAAACTCAACGAAGAAAATCGTATCAACAGATATGAAGACAGAGAGAGTTGGTTTCACGCATCATCCAGTGGGATGTGTATGCGTAAGATATACTACAATAGTGTAGAGCAAGTAGATGCAACACCAATAGATGACAACACATTAAGATTGTTTAGGCTAGGGGACTTGGTTCACAATGACATACAAGATGCATTGCAACTACACGCCGAGAAAGAGAAGGTAGATGTCTTGATTGAAGAAGAGATACGAATACAGGACATCAATGTCAGAGGGTTCTTTGATATATGTATAGTAGATGATGATGCTATGTATGATGTGAAGACTTGCAATAGTTTCAAGTGGAAGAACTTGTTTGGTAGAACACCAGACCCTGAACCTGCGGAGAACTATGCGTTGCAGCTCGGCACATATGCATACTGGTATCAACAAAAGTATGATGTTGAATTACAGAAGTTAGCATTGCTATACTATAACAAAGACAACTCTCTGATGAGAGAAGTCAATGTCCCTAAGTCCTTTATTATCAAGGCTTACGAGTATTGGAAAGATGTGAATGAACGATTTAAAATTGGGATACCAGAGGTATCATTAGGCACTGCACCAGTTTATGAGTGGGAGTGTAATGTTAAATATTGTGGCTACTACAACCACTGCGGAGGTGGATTGAAGGGTCAAAGCAAATGGAGTAAAAGATGAGTGATAAAATAAAATTTTATAGCCGTACAGGATACGGAGAGTGGAACGAGAAAGTTGTTGGTAAAGCAAAACAATTCTGTGTTCTTTGTAAAGATGCACTTGATGTGCTGTATAGAAATGGTGTAGCAATATGGACAGATGGACATAATGCAGAGCCACTATCAGTTGGAAGGTGTTGTAATTTTTGCAATGACACAAAAGTTAAACCTGCAAGATTGCGTAGCATTCAAAAGGGAGGCTTGTCTTTTGAAGAAAGAGAAAGACTTCTCAATGAACACAGCAACCCAGTTAGTTTAACTGATATGCAAAACAGACTTAATAAATTGTTAGAGGGGGTGAGAGAAGATGGGTAAAACATTAGCAGATGGTAGAAAGAAAGCAGTCAGCACAAAGACATATGCGACTGGTAGAAAAAGACATACCAACGTTAAGACTATACAAACAGGTAGAGCTAGGATACTATCAACTAATGGTAAACCAAGCAAGACATTGTATGTTCTTAATCATTTAAAAGAACACGGCAAGATAACTTCTTGGGAGGCTATTCAGTTGTACAAAGCTACAAGATTATCAGGTATCATATTTACTTTGAAAGAACAGGGATATGTAATTGAAACCACTGGCGGTAAAGGTAGAGACTTTGCTACATATCATTTAGTAGCAAGTATGATAGATGAGAAATTAGTACGCTATGAAAAATAGTTGGGAACCTTTTAAAGTTTGTGGCGTATAAGTAGTAGAGTCAAACAAAAGTTTGGCTACATATTAATCCTTAACAAAAGGAAAATTATGATTAAAAATAATGAAAAAAGTCTTCATTGGGATAGTCGCCCTGAGGAAGAAAAACAAAAATGGAAACATCTTCAAAATCGTATAGAGAGTCTTTACGACTACGCTGATTTAGAAGTTGGAAACATAAAAGATAAAGCTCACAATATACTTGGAGAGCTTTCTTCAGGTGATGTACCAGAATATGATTGGGAGGATGAGATTGAAAAAGAGGTTGAAGACCTCATAGAATATCTCTCTAAACAACTTGGTACACTATACTAAATAATAAACAGAGGGCAGGGGTAAAACCCTGCCCACAACATAAGGAAAAAACAATGAGAATAGAAACAACAATGTCTGAATCAATCAAGAGCCTTGCAGCAGCACAGGTTAAGATTCAGAAAGAGATTGCTGATATGCCTAAGGATAGTAAAGGCTATGGGTATACCTACACATCATACGATGCGTTAGTTAAATACCTTAGACCACTACTAACCAAACACGGAATATCATTTGTTCAGATGCCAGTAGGCTCTGACAATGAGATAGGTGTTGAGACTTTGTATATGCATACATCAGGTGAGTGGATTCGTAGTGCGGTGTGTTCACCAATCGTAGAGTCTAAACAGATGAATGTGTATCAATCAGTTGGTTCAGCTATCACATACTTTAGAAGATACAGCTTGTCTGCTTTCGTAGGTATTGCTAGTGATGAAGACAATGATGTAGCACAGATACCTACACAAGCACAGAAGATACCTGCAAAGAAGACAGCACCAAAGACTGCACAAGCAAAGGTCAGCGGTGAGCCTATATCAAGCACAGATGCAGTGATACTGCGTGGGATGTGTAAGAACTTAGGCGATGATGTCAAGGAGAAAGTAAGAGAAGGACTTGAAACTAATCGTATCAATGCCAAGAATGTAGAAAAGACTAAAGAATGGCTAGAAGGTTTGATTGAGAAGAGTAGCCCTGATATATCTCCTGACGAGATTGAGAAGGTTTTTAGTTGATTATAGCTAGTAGTATCATTATCTTATGAGTATGAAACCTAAAGAGGTTATAATTAACGAGAAAGTCGTAGGAATTGTAGAGGATGGTACACTATCCAAAGTGATAGATTCATCCAAACATTTGCTACGAACACCACCTGCGATTGCTTTTGATGAATTGGCTCTGTCAGAAGCAGAAGAACAAGGTGCCTCAAAGATTAAAGTAAAGGATAAGCTAACAGGCATAACCTATTACTCTACCATTGAGGCAGTTCGTTCACGTGGGTTTACTTTCAATAGAGGTTTTGGTAATCAAGTAGGATTATCCTTGACCGAATGGAGTAAGAATGAGGAGAGCCAAGTTAAAATATTCGATACAACAGAACAAGAAGAAGAATAATAATCTGCTGTATGATGTCCTGACTTGCAAAGATAGTTGGATATATGTAGAATATTTTAAATTACATAAAGCAAAAAAAATGTTGAAAGAAATGGAGGATAAGAATGAAAGATGAAACATTAGTTTTGATAGTGGTTGCTACAATGATAGCTTTATTTTCTTATATTAACTTGGTTGCCACAGAATATAAACCAGTAGAATCAAATGTATCATCATCTACTTTTACACCTGATAGGGTAAAACCTAATGAGATTCCTGAACTTCCAGAACTTAGTGAGCAAGAAGAAGCAGAGACAGATAGCTTGTTCAAGTCTTACGTAAAGGAAGCAGAAGAAGAATCTGAAAGAAAGAGTGTAGAGACTATGAGAGATGAAGTGCATAAGATTCTTGATGAGGTTATAGAGGCTGATAGCACAGTAACTATTACATTTAATATGACTGTAAAAAACCCATTGATGTATGAAACAAAAGAAAAATAAATTAACATACAAAGATATGGTTAAGATTCTATCAGGGTTTGATAGACAAATACAAACTTTATACACAGAGCTACACGGTATAAAGTTTTTGTTGAACTCTTACCTTGATATGAATAAAGATGTAGACAAACTCACAGAATTTGTGGAGGGTAAAATTGAAAAAGAAAAAGACGCATCAACAAAGGGGAAGAAGAAACAGGCAAAGGGGAGCAGAGCTACAAAGACTAGCAGTAAACCTAGCTAAACAGTATGAGTTAGAAGCACACAACAGAGACAGAGGTGGTGCTTGTCATCCATTAGGAGACATATTAATTGAAGATAAATACTATGGATGTAAGATGCGTAAGTCTATACCTTCATACTTGCTGCCTGAAAAAGAAGAAGTAGGCGTAGTAATAAGAGCAGATAGGTTAAAACCTAGTATCGTTATTGATTTGGAAGATTATCTTTTAATGTTAAAACTATTAAAAGAGATTGACAATGAAGCGTAGTGCCTTAATCTCTGTATATAAAAAATTAATAGATGAAGGTAAGATAACAGGTAAAGGTGTAGAACGATACAACGAATTAGTTAGTGAGTATCGTAAAAAATTATTAAGTTCCACTGATTCAAGAAGAGTAGTGAGAGCTAGAAAATATAGATATAAAAAAGTAAAGGATAAGAAATGAATCCAGAAGTATTAATTAAACTAACATCAGAGGAAGTAAAGATGTTAATAGAAATCTTAACTAGACAACCACACGAAGGAGAGTTGGAGGATAAGTTGAGAACAGATTTAAGAAACATTTATCTTGAAGTGCAAGACAAGATAGAAAAACGTAAAGAAAAAATAAAAACGATGCCAACAGATGAGGATGTGCTAAAAGCAGCTAATCCTACTTCTGCTGAGCATATAGACTAAAGGAGAAAACAATGAGTGATTTCGTACCAAAACCAAATACAGCAAACCTGTTTTATAATGACCCAGGTGACAATGATAAAAGACCAAACTGGAAAACAATAGGCACAGTTACTTTCAATGGGGTTGAAGGTAAAATATCAGGTTGGACTAAGACAGCAAAAAATGGTAATGAATACATATCCATCAAGTTTGAAAGCAATGATGAATATGAATCAAAGAGAGGTAACGCACCATCATCACAAAAACAAGATGATGATTTGCCATTTTAATTATTAGGTGTCAGGTAGTTTTTATGGTTTTTTCATTTACCTCTGTTTTCCTTTGCTACTTGACACCAATACTTGGGCTAACACAAACAATAAGAGATTGTTGTGAATATGGGTTGGCTACTCGTTAGCCCAAAAAAATTATGATAAATAAAAAAATATACAAAAAATACAAACGTCTTCTTGATATGTTAAAAAAAGAAAACGATGCATTAGAAGACAGACGTATACTCAATATGAAAGAAAGAGAAAAATATATACTTAGAAGTTTGGAAGATAAAAAAGATAAGTATGATTAATACAAAGGAGACAAAATGAAATTAACAAAAAGAGAAATAGCTTGGGAAAAAAGAAAAAAGAAATCAGGACCAAGTTATGATGAGTACGGTAAAGCTCGTGGTCAGTTTGAGGAAAGATTAAAGAAAGCTAAATCATACCCTGCATTCTCAAAAGAAAGATATGAACTTGAAGAATGGTTTAACAAAAAGTATGGCAGAGGTTGGAGATTAAAGTGAAGAACAACCAAAAGATTTTAGAATTAATACAGCAACGCTTAGAAAGTGGTGCTAAAAAGTATGGGGAGCAAGTTCCTATTGATGGAAGTAGGGACAATCTTAAAGAAAGTATAGAGGAATTGTTAGACCTATGTGTCTACTTGTCCGCTGTTGCCCTAGAATTACACGAAAAATACCAAAATGCAGAATAACGCACGAGGTTGTGCCTCTAGGGCAATAAGTGTTATTTGTCGATAGTTATATCCAAAAGAAAAAGATAATGGATTCTATGGGCATTCTCGTAAAGAAAATTTCCAAGAAGTGTCGAAAAAATTACTGATTCTCTTTTTTCTGCTGTTGTCTGTATAAATAACTAACAATCGTTAGTGCATCAGGTTCAAGGATAGGTTGGTCAGGGTGTGCCCTGTTCCAAGAAGCTAGTTTTTGTTTGGCTGCTAACTTATCTTTATTAATAATGTCTTCAATAATTTCTCTTGCTACTCTGTTTCTTTGATAAGTAATCTTATCTTCATATTGTTTCTGTGATTGCACACCTCTTGTAATTAATCTGTTTAGATTAGAACCTAATACTTTTGTAAATCTAGGTTGATTTCTTCTCAATGCACCACCAACACCATAATCTCCTTGTTCATCTATCACATCCCAAAAACCATTCCAAACAGAAAACACATCATCTAGTATAGCAGGTGTCATTACAAACTCTAAATTACTTCTTGCATTTTCTGCTGCCATAAAATCTGTGACCACACCCATAGCACCTACTGCTCCAAGCTCTTCTATGGTAGGAGTTAATAGTTCTAACCAGTAGTCAGTTCTTTTGTAGTTTTCTTTACCACCAAAGAATCCAGGTCGTAGTTCTTCAAACTGAGTTGCAACTCTTTCTAAGATTGGTGCATCTTTATCATACTGTCCTGTTGGTGCTAGTTTAGATTTATTCCAATCATAATTATCTTTACCTGTCAATAAGTTTTCTATTAACTCTCTGGATTGAATCATAGCTTTACCACCAATACCTGCACCAATAGCTAGTCTTATTACTGGAATAACATTACCCTCTTCTACATCTTTGACTAACACATCTTTAATTAACTTAGCTTGTTTGAATCCAAATGTTTTTAAAACTATAAATGGTCTAACCATAGGTTCTGTCATAAACAATGGTTCTTTTAAATAATTTCTTTGTAGCTGCGAATCTTTTGCAAACTGTAATGCACCAGAACGAAGCTCTTGTGCTGTCAAATCTTTTCTACCTCTCCAGGTTACACCAAAATCTCTAAACAGTTTTCTTTTAGCCCAAGCAGTTCTTGATTGTCCTGCTAATGTATCATTAATAATTTTTTCTTTTACACTCTTTGGCAGTGGGACAGCTTTTAACATTACTGATTCACCGTTAGCAACCTTATTTAAATATCTCATCATATCAATACCAACAGATGCAGATGTACCAAGATTCACTCTATTGATTCCTTCAAATCCACTAGCTTTCAATATAAACTCTACTGCTTTATCTCCTGGTCCCTCTGTAAATCTTGTGCGACCAGCTAATACATCCATCACATTTAAAAATTTTGTATCTTTATGTATACCAAATTCTCTTATCATTTCTTTTCTATCTTTAGAAACAAAGTATTTCATATAAGCAGGAATACCAATCCTGTAATTAGCTAATAACAGTGATGATATTAAAGGCTGTGTAACATTAACAAGTGTAGCCAAACCGCCACCAATCTTTGTAGCCACCTGAAAATTTATTGCAGCTTGAAAGAAATCTTTGTGTTTATAATTACTTAAAGGGTCTATTTCTATGGCTCCACTAACTCTTGCTAATACATCTCTTAAAATATTTGCAGAGTAATCATCGCCCTTATTAATTCTTAAATCGTCAATCTTAGCTAAAGCATCATCAAAGTTTCTACCAAAAAATCTTGTAGTTGCTATTTGCTGTGCTGCGTGTTCTGTATATGAAATAAGATTTGATACAGCATTAGTATCAAATATATCCATACTATATCTGTCTCCAACCCAAGTAATATTAGCACCTCTGCTTCTTGATATGTTGTTAAATTGTGGACTTGCTACTTGCACAATATGTCTATTCATATCATCTAACACGAGAGCATCATCTTTGTATGCTTTTCTCATTGTTTGCAAATACTCAACCAATCCAGGATTGTCTTTGTTTTGTGCTACAACTTTGTCTAAATGATTAGATAACCATTGAGCATCTTCTTTACTCATTTTAGATATACCAACTATACCTGTATCATATCTCATTAGTTCTGGTCTTTCTTTATTTATACCAGCACGTATATCTTTAATAGTATCTATTATATCTGAACGTAAAAATCTAGCAGCATACATCTCTTCAAAGCCTACTATATCTATTCCTTCTTCCTTCATCATTTGATATAGCTCATTGTATATCATACGAATTTCAGTAGCACCTTCACTCATAGTGTTTGTCAAACCTTTATTAAGTTCTAACTCACCAGTAAGTTTTGTCATTAAATCTTCGTCTTCTATTTTTTGTATTAAACCTTTGCTTCTTAATCTGTCGTGAATCCTACTTAGAATATCTGATTTTAAATTTGTAAAGTTGTTTATATCATATAACATATACTTAGCTTCAGGCGATATACCAGGTTTACTTAGCTTTGCTTCTACACTTCTTAATGAACTTAATAATGGTATTGTTCTTTTCTTACCAGCAAATGTAAACCCATCTATAGTTAGCTTATCAAATATTTTTTGCAACCCACCAAAAGGACCACCCATATAATTTCTTTTTGTTGCCTGGTCAATAGCAGCATATCTTTGACTTATGTCTTGTAAGTTCATACGTGTATCTAATTTTCTATTGATATGATATAATTCTCTGTTTGTTAATTCACCAAATCCTCTATCTCTTGGACCTAAATTTTTAGGGATATTGCCACCTCTTAATGAAAACAAGAGCTTTCTTATCTCATCATCATCTACAATATTAAGATGGTCTAACTTATCTCCTATTGATTTTACAAGATTAAATCTTGGTGTCTTGTTGCTATTCTTAATATTAAATCTTTCATAAAATTTTATTTCAGATAGTTTTTCTGTGACGTTACCTTGTTCTCTTCTATATACAATGTCTCCAAAGTCATCTACTTTTTCTATAAATATTCTGGAACCATCTGTATCATAAAATTCTCTTTTAAAAAAGTCATCTTTGTTTCTTGAGTTAAAAATATTTACTGCTACTTTTTTTATTTCATCAGGTCTGTCTTCAAACTTTACAGAATTTTTATTACCAAAGGCTTTGTTTGTGTCATCAATAAGTGCTTGTTGGTTTTTAGTGTACTTTCTCATACCTGCACCTGTTAATCTTGCAGCACCTAATATACCACCAACCACCGCAAAATCTTCAGGGCTAGGCAATACCTCTCCATTTTCCCAAGCATATGGTAAAGTAAATCCAAAGCCTTCACCAAGTCCTCTTGCTCCTGCTGCTGGAACTTTACCTCTAAACACACTTGCTGCTGCTACACCAGTAGCTCTACCAACAGGAAAAGCAGCTGCTCCTACCAACGCTTTATTAAATACTTTGGTAAACTCTACATCATCTCCTGTTAATTTTTGATTATAGTATTCGTGCATACCACTAATCAAAGCAAAACCAGAAGAGTCTTTTACAATAAACTCTCCATCTTCTAAAAACGCTTTCTTTAATTTTTTGTTAGCTCTTGCTAAGTAGGTAGGATTTGCACCATTATCTGCTAATGTTTTGGTAGCATTATTGATATTGTTTTGCATTTGTTTTCTTAGAGCTTGTCTTTTGATTGTTTCTTTGGCACCAGTCTTGGCTACCTGTTTAAATGCAGCACCACCTATACCTCCACCTGCAATGTATGCTGGTAAATCAAAACCAAAAGATGCAACAGATGCTAATACATCAAACAATACACCGCCTTCAAAACCAGATAGGTCATACTTTTCTCCACCGTTAAGTTGATTTACAAGTCCAAGGATGCTTCTATTATATCCTTCTTGAAACAAAGCACTTGTATAAGAAGGGGTTTCTAATCGAATTGGCATCTGCACGTAGCTTGTTGCAGATGGTGCAGGTAGCACTCTTTGTGGATTTTGATTATGTCCTGGTTGATGTGGCATTAGCCCTCCGATAACATACGAAGTAAATCTTCTGAAGTAAATTGTTGCGGAGAATCTAATTCTTTTATTAATCTTTTAAGCTTGTCTTCTGTGCCAAACATATCTAAAACTTTAGGATTTAGACCTTCTCCTCTTTGTGATTTTTCAATTCTCTTTCTGGTTCTTTCAACTTTTCTTTCTATCTTACGTCTTTCAGCATCATTTATTGCATCAGGTCCACCAAAAATAATATCATATGATGGTGCGGCTCCAAAGTCTGCAGTATTTAATAGTCTTACAACCTCATTATCACTGACGTTTACTCCGAGGTCAAATAATTCTTTTGATAAATTTTTAACTTCATCCCTAAATGTACCTATATTCTCACTAGTAAAGTAAGCTCCTGATTCAACATCTGCAGTTAAAAAAGACTGTATGTTTTCAAGTGAAGAAACAATAGGTTCCATTATCTGTGATGGGTCATCTCCTAATACATCTTCATCTATTGCAGATATATCTAAATTTTCCAAAGTTTTTACGTACTGCTCATCTAAACCTAAATCATCTATATCTGTTAAGGTTCTTTCAGTTATAACGTTATTTATTTCTTCTATATTATCTGCTGTGTTTACATCTACTACATTATCTACAGCTTCATTACGTTCTTCTCCCTCACCTACCTCTGGTTGTGGACCAAACTGTGATAGTGCATATTGAAACTGATTGTTAAAATTATTTTCATAAGCTTCTATGTTTTGAAGTCTTAATACTTGTTTTGCTTTTTCATCGTTATTTAATTTTACAAGGTCATTGTAGGAAATAGGTATTGGATTGGTTTTAGTACCGATATTTATTTGAGGGTTTGTAAATGGTTCTTTTGTATTAGCTATAAATTGCTCATACTTCTGTATGGCTTGTACTCCATCAAAGTAATCTGCTTTATTCAAATCATATTCAGTTCTTTGTTCAGCAGGTATAATGTTTCCAAACTCTTTCATTCTACTTTCTGCAACTTTAAGTGCTTTGTCAGAATAATAACTGTCATCTCTAATGTTGCTATAGATTTGCACTAACTCTCTTGCGTTTGCTGCTTTAGTCATATCTTGTAATAGCTGTTCTTCAGATTGTATAGTGCCAAAGTCATACTTGTTATCCATACCTGCAACAAGTTCATCTAATCCCATTTGGTCTGCTAAACTTCTTTTATCTGATAAGTTCTCAAAGTTTCTTTCAAACTGCATAAACAATCTATAGTCAGATTCTTTTTGCTTTTGAACTCTTCGTTCTTGTTGTAACTCTTGAGCTGCTTCTAACTGTCTTTGTTGTATGCGTTCAGCAGGTGTACCAAAAATATCTTCAATGATATTTGTTTTCTTTGGTGTTCTTACATCTATATTAATATCTCTTGTTAATCCGTTTGCCATAATTATTCCTTAATATTCTTGGTCCTGCTCTTGGTCATCTCCAAAGGTAGCTTTATACCAGGCATCAAAGATAGATGCAGTAGGATACTCACCATATTGTTCAAAGTATCCACGCACATAACTATTTGCCTGTGCCATTTCGTTTTCACTTAATCCATATGAGCTGATAGTAGATTGTAAGTATGCAGGATAGTCTTCTACATTAGCACCTGTATCTCCTATAGTATATACTCCTAAGTCAGGCTGTGCTTGTAACACACTTTCTAGCAATCCTGATAAGTCCTCTTGTAATTGACCTATTGAACCGCTTATAATAGAATCAACTTCACCTAAGTAAGTAGATTCATCTGCTAATAATTGTCTTGATAGTGCATTTTCTAACACATCAGTAGCTTCTTGTTGTTGTCCTGCCCTTCTACCACTTATTAATCCTGCTGTGCTTCCAGCCTCTGACATTCCTAACAATGTACCAGCTTCTCTTGAAGCACCTTCTAATGTTTGTCCAAACAAACTACTTCTATATTCTTGTGCATTTGCAAGTTCACTACCAAGATTTGCTAATGCATCTGAGAATCTACCTGCACCTGCACTTTCTAGTGCCATATACAATTCACTACCAGGCTGTATTTCATTGTAGTCAAACCCAGCTAATGCTCCAATCTCTTGAATGCTAAGCTCACCATCTGCTAAAAACTTTTCATATTGTGCTGCTTGTGATGGCGGTAATGCTTGTAATGCAGTTCTAATTAAATCTTTTTCACTAGTTCTAAATCGTTGCATACCAGTTTGTGGAACGTTTGCTCCTTCTGGCACATCACCTGATGGGGTTGCTGTTCCTTCATCTCCACTTTCTTGGTCTGGGTCAAGAGACATAGAGTATGGGTCCTGTAATCCCATATTGTTCATCTGTGTATTAAAATAATTTTGTTGAACAGGTGCTTGTGTTCTGATAGGTGCAAGAGGTTGATTACCTATTTGTTGAAAGTCTGTATTGATTGGTGTGTCCATACCAAACATACTTTGACCAGACATACCATATTGATTCTGTGGTTTTCTTTTTCTTAGATTTTCTAAAGGTGCTACACCTAATAAGCTTTGTAATTTACTTGCCATTATGAACCCTGCTTGTTAAGGTTTATTGCACTAAAAGGATTTCTATCAGTTTCAACATCTTCATTATTCTGAGGCATAAAGATAAATGGGAACATAGAATAGTCAGTAGAGCTATCATTAGCAACAAGTTTAGATAAAGCAATCTGTGACAATAATCCTATATTGTTTCTATACTTTTCTGGATTCTTGTATTTGTCTACTGCCTTGATGTATTCACCTGGGTCTGTGTAGTATTCTTTATACTCTTTTGCTATATCTCCTACACCTTCTTTAACAAGAGATAATAAATCTTTTACATTAGCTCCTGTACCAAACTGACCTTTAAAATCTATGTCATCAAACTTATCTTTAATTTTATCTGCTGCTTTTTTATAGGCTTCACTTTCTTTGATGACTTTAAATGCTTCGTTAAGACCTACATCTTTTACAGTGTTTTTGAATTGCATTCCCTCTGTAAGCTGTCTGGTTAAATCTCTAACCTCCATATCTGCGTTGTTTGCAGCAGCTTTTAAAAACTGAACATTCGATGTATCTATACCACCAATAGCAGCACTTCTTCTTTTATCTAATACTGCACCTTGTATAAGTTTATTAACTACATCGTCTGCTTTTGTAGGTGTTAAGGCAGTAATAGTATCTGCAATAGTTGCTAAAGGACCTAGGTTCCTTGCATTTGCTGCCTTCTTTAATCTTTTGTTTACTTGTCTTTCAATTTCAATAGTATCTTCAGCTTGTACTCTCATTAAATCTAGCAACTGATTATACTTTTTGTTGCTGTATCTACTTTGATTTTGAAATTTTCCTCTTACACTATATGCCATATGTGTCCTTACGTAAAGATGTTCGTCTAAAATTTACCAATTTTTCCTCTGTCAAGTCAAGTTGAACAACCATAAATAACCTATTACTTTGGTATAACGTTACCACTACTTACTACCGCCTCTCCTGACTGTGCTTCAGAACTTGTTGTATCTGGTAAGGTAGCAAATAAATTTTTATTGTCGTCTGCTACTCTTACACCTTCTTTAATTATTTTTACTGCGTTTTTCTGCGGAGTTCTAACGTCAGAATGTTTTGCAAAAGTTTTGAGTTCTTTTATTTCAGGGCTACTGAACTCCAACTCAAACAATTTACCAAATTCTTTTCTGATAAGTTTTAACTTACCTCTATGAAATGTTATAACCTCTTCACCGTTTCTAAGTTGTTCTTTTGAAACAGGTCCTTTCTTTAATGGTCTGTTCATTATCTAACTCCCTTTCTTCTATACACTACAGTAATATCCTCTAGTTCAAAATCTGCCTCTGCTGTACCAGTAATCTTAAACTGCATAGATTTACAGTTCTCTACTGTTGTAGGCACAAAAGATGTTTGTGTCATTGTACCGCTTGTGCTTAATGCAGTGCTTGAAAACTTGTTTGTCCCTGGAAACGCACCACCATCATAGGCTACTGCCAATGTTAGATTGTCCCCCGCTTTGTGTGTTACATACACTTTTTGTAATCTTTTATCAGATGATGGCACACCAAAGTCATATTCTTTTGTTTTGATTTCTATGGTATGTGAGGCTGAGCTTGTGTTAAATCTTCTCATCTCTCCTGTTTCATCCATTAGACATAACTCCTGATTAAATCTAATAAAGTTAGAAACATTGTCACCAACTAATACACTTGATGTATCTATGTTTACAATAGATTGTGTTACTACATCATAGATGTATCCTGCACTAGAATTAGAACTTGTATCACCTAACACTAATATTTGATTTCTTTTTGGTATAAATCCAACCTGCACTTTCTCAGCGTTTACATTGGTTGCCCAAGTGTTATCATCAATCGCATTAGAAAGCTTTACTATGGTATCAAAGAATGCGAATAAACCGTGTTCATTTGCCCATACTAAACCTAAGTCTGTTTTTACTACTGCTCCTGGACTTGACACTCCTCTGTTCTCAAACTCTCCAATCACACTCCAGTTAGCATCAGAACCAGAAGTAATATCAATAATAAATAGTTTGTTTTTTTTGTACACAAACAATCTATCTTGGAACTCCATCAGCTTTACAATCTCATCACCATCGTTTGTTCCTATATCTAAAAAGTATGACTGTGGAAATGTATCATACTTTCTTACAGGTGTATATTGTATTCTATCTCCTAGTCTTCTTGCCCTACCATCTGTGTCTTTATAAAATACATTACCCACAAAAGCACGTTGGTTTGCAACTACTGCTGTATCATATCTGTATGATGTTAGTTCGTGAAAAGAGATTGCGTGTTCTTCTAAATCAAATCCATTAATAGCAGAATATGTTAGTGAGCTAGGGTTTTGTAATACATAAGCATAGTATTGGTTGGTAGCAGCAGTTCCCTCTTTAGGGTCTGAAGTATGAAAGTAAGCTCCTTCATCTTGAAGTGCATCAAAGTCATCACCTAAAGTAGTTCTTGAACCTTGTTCTAAATCTACATCTAATACTAATCTAAACTCATCATCTATATCATTAAAGTTTTTAGCATATACTCTGAAACCTTGTATAAATTTACTCATACCTGCATCTGCTATTGCCGCAGACGTTAAGACTACTTGACCATCAGCTATATCAACGTTGGTGCTAAATGTAGATATTTTAGATTCTTGTCCATCAAAATACACATAGCTTAATCCAATAACATATTTACCTTCTGCCCATAAACCATCTGCCTCTCCACTTTGTGGACTTACTGCTTCTACTGCTACTGTAATATCTTTTGTGTTAGGGTCTCCTAGGTCGTGGTATTTAGTTCCACTTACATTAGGGTCTACTGTATCACTTGACAATGCTGATACATCGTTACTCATATCAGGTGCTGTTAGTACAGAAGTAGTAGCGTGATATGCTGCAGCTGTTGTCTCATATACACCACCTCTTGATGGTAAAGGAACAAAGGTTGAAGTGCTTGAATTTGTATTTATTTTATCCTGTACTCTTAATCCACCATTAGCATAATAGTATACAGGCTCTGTGTTAGATGGGTCATTACTATTTATATCAAACTCTTCTGCCATAGCATCTGCTGTATTACCTATAAATACTTCTCCACTACCTTTGGTATATGCAATAAACTCACCAGCATCTATACCTGATGCTATGTCTTCATCTGTTCTAAAGCTAAACAATCCTGCATTAGCAACAAACGAAGGTGAAGTAACACTAATGCTAGTGCTACCTGAGCCAAACGTATCTGCTTCAAACTTGCCAGGTGTTTTGATTCTACCTACTGCACTTACATCTATGTTCTTTGCTTCTGCTAAGAATCCTTCAGGTAAGTCTTTCTGTGAGTCTTTGTTATTAACTCCACCATCAAATCGTTGTATTAGTATTCCTTCTTTTGCCATATTATTTTATTGTCACATCCCTTAATGCTTGTCCAAATGGTTTACTTTCTATATTCTTTTTAAATAAATCTCGGTTAGTTATATAATCATCTCTAAACTTTGCATAATCATCTAAATCTCCACCTTTTACTAATTGTTCTTTTATTTCATCTAAGGTTCCTTGATATATCTTCGTGTTATATTTGTGTGGTATACCTTTCATAAATATAGATACATCTCCTATAGGTTTAAATCCTCCAGAAAAAGAACCATAAGAACCTGTGCCTAAATTATACTTTTCAAATAATATTTTATCGTTTGTTAAAAATCCAGGTCCTAGCATCATATGAGGTTTCGTTGTAGGGTCTGCTAATCTTTTTAATTCTTTTACTGGTATATCATATCTAAACAAAGTACCCTTACCTTTTAAATTTATATTTACATAATCCATTGCTATCTCTGGAACAGTGGAGGTATGTATTATTGTATTTGCCATAGGATAGTCTGGTGAAACCATTGACTTAATGAATGGGTCCATTCTTTCTTCACTTAAATATTTTCCTACTATCTTTGGATTTCTTACCCCTTCTTCTGTTGCTCCTAAGAATGTTTGTTCCCATCCTGCATCACCTACTCTTGCATACATAGGATTGGCTGCTCCTGGTGGAAAACTTCCAAATTCATCAGGTATGTGAAAATCACTTCCTACGTGTAACATATCTGGAACATCTTCATCCATAAAATATTTTCTTCCTGATGGCATAGCCTCTAGCTCTACTATCATTTTGTCTAATGGAACACTATCATCTACTCCTCTGTAGAAAGTAACAAATTCGTCACCAGATTTATATAGTTGTTCTAAATACTTTTTATTAGCAGCAATACTGCCAACTACAGGCACCATAGCAACAGATGATAAAGCTGCTTCTCCAAACTTACCTTGCAATCCATATAAGATAGTATTTACAAAATCTGCTGCAAATCCAGCTGGACCTGGTGCAAAACCTGCAAGGTCTAGTGCTGTATTTACATTACGTAAGTTAATAGCTCTGTTTAATTCTTTTTGTTTAGGACTAGTATTAGATGTATTTAAAGCATCCGCAGCAGCTTCGTAATTAAACGAAGGTGACCCTGCTAAATCTAACATTGTTGTTTTCTTATCTGACATTATCTTATCTCACTTAAGTCTCTAATACCTGCTAAGGTTCTGTGAAAAAATCTATGTGGTATTCCCTCATCAAATATCCATTCACTTTGTATACCCAGTCCCGTAAAATTATCTTTAGATACTCTGACTGGATTTATAATATTAGATACTTTATTAAATTTTTCACTACCAAATCCACTAATTTTATCTCTCTTTGCTATGTCTTCTAAATAACTTTTAGGTACCTTGAAGTGTAAAATTGTGTTACCATATCTTTGAGCTTCTGTGATGTCTTCAGTAGCAAATAAAAATCTATCTGTAGTAACTTTTCTTTGATAAGTATCTTCCATAGCTCTAAGAGCATCATCTCCTAGCAATGTTCTTGGCATATTTTTACCCATAGCTTCTTGTAGCTCTTTCGTAAGCCTTGTTGAAACTTTATCTTCGCCTTCTTTTATAAGGGTTTTAGCTCTTCCACGACCTCCGTAGTGATGTGTGCTAGTTAAATAAAACAAAGGATTTCTCATTTCTTCTTGTTGTCTGAAATAAGAATCGTATTCACCTCTTTTTGCCATAATAACATTGCCTCTGGTATCTACCCCTCTCGGTTTTAATTCATTATAATATCCGTATGGGAATGGATATGGTTCATCTCTCATAAAATACCTTCCTCGTGTGAAAGGACCACTTCCCATCATAGGAATTTCTCCTGTTTGCAAATACTGTGCATATACATCATCTGCTTTACCTCTGTAAGAAGCTTTGAAACCTTCATACAATACTTCTGGATGTTGCCTTTTAAAAGCATCAAACTCTCCTCCTACGTGATAGAGTTCACCGTCAAATCTTGTCATAGATTTTGCTCCCATAAACTCTTCAGGAACTCCTCTATATATATCTACAAGCTCTTCTCCAGCTTTCTCTGCTAACTTCATCCCTCTTTTAGCAGCCACTGCAGCACCTACTACAGGTAGGATAGAAGCATAGGATAATGCAGCGTTTCCGTGTTCACCTTCTAGTGAGTATAACACACCATCTATTAAGTCAGCAACACCACCTGCTATCTCTGTTACAGGTGCAGTTACAGGAGAGGCTATACTTGCACCAGCAGTAGCAAGTCCAAAGTTTTGTAATGCTCTGTGAATCTTCTCTCTTCTATCCATCTCTACAGAATCAGATTGAAGTTTTCTGGATGTACGGGTAGCATTGGCAGTATTCAATGACACTGCCGCTGCCTCATAGTTAAATGATGGTGAACCTGCTAGGTCCAACATTGTAGTCTTTTTCTTATCTGACACAACCGCATCCACATTCACAGTTCATAGTATTCTCCTATTCTTTAGATGAGTTAGAAGCTCCAAAGTAAAAACTTATTACTGCACTAGCTAAACCACCTAAGTATCCTAGCACTAAGTTTATCAAAGCTTCTGAGTTTTGCTCTGGTGGTTGAATTGTTACTAAGAATATGTATCCTAAAAATCCACCTATGACAGCAATACCCATAATACGAGCTGTCCAATCTTTACTAAAATGTTTTCTAGCATCTTGTCCATCTGCCACTTCCATCTTGAATACATCAACATCAAGCTCTTTCATTTGTAAATCAAAAGCCTGTTCTGCTTTCTTAATCTCTATCATTTGTTCAGGTGTAGCATTTTCTATAGCTTTCTCTACAGCTTTTGGATTGTTAGGAACACCTAACTTTTCAGCTATCATATTCATAGCCATACCGCCCATAGGTCCACCTAAAGCACTGCCTAATGTAGGAGCTACTGCACCTACGACATTTTTCAATATGCCTTTTTTCAATAATTTTTTCATAGTTACCTTATGTATGTTTTAATTTTTCCTAACACTTCTTCTTCATCAAACTTCAAAGAAATATCTGGAACAAATCTTTTAACTTCTTTGCCTTCACGAAATATTATCACAGTAGGTACTACTGTTATACCCCATTCTTTTTGAATGACAGCACCTATTTGTTTGTTTGATAAATCTATTTCGCCTTTATAGCAATCTTTTAACTTTTCTATTTCTAGCCTGTTCTTATAATTCCAAGATGCGTTTACTTGTACTACGGCACAACCTTCCAAAGACATTAACTGTATGTCTTGAAAGCTATCTAAATTGACTGACTGAGCCGATAAAGAAGATAAGTAAACACAAAAAACAAAACCATACGACAAGCATCGTAGTAAAGTATCTTTTATCTTTTTCATTGTCTAACTTCCTCATTAATTGTTATTCATATTGATAAGTGTTTCTTGAATCATCTTGGTATCCTCTTTAATATCGTCTACCTTTTCTTCCAGCTTATCAACTTTACCTTCTGTATTTAATATGGAATCACGTATCATCTGGTCTTTCAAATCATACTCCATACGTGACACCTCTGGTTCTGGTAATCTTTTTGCTTCTTCTATATCATTTTGCAAAGAATACCATAAACCAACCACCATACCTATACTGACTACTACACTAACAGCAGTCTCTATACTTAGTGTAAATTTACTGTCTTTTCCAACTTCCATTGTATTCTCCTACCATTTAACTTTGTTTGCCCAATAAGCAGCACTCATTGGTCCTTTTGCTATATTCTTTCTGTGTCTTGCTTTGAAACTTTTACGTTTCATTTTTATACGTCTTGACTCACCTGCTTTTGGTTTACCAGCAGTTTTAGCTCCTTGCTGTCCAAAACGTATAGTCTTTATTTTACCACCTGATTTAGCCACAACTATATGTGACTTGGTTGGATGGTTAGGTGTTCTTTTAGGTTTATTGAAACCTGATACACCTGCTCTTTTAAGTCTTGGGTCTCTTTTACTTTTTGCCATTGCCTATTCTTCTCTTACGAGCATCTGTTTTTTTCAATGCTATAAAGTCGGCTCTTGTAATTTTATTTCTTGGGGGTGCTACCTTTGCTATTTTCATTTGTTTCTTTGATAATCCAGGCATCTTATTCTCCTATCTCTGAATGCACTAGTACGCCATTTGCGTAGAAGTTATTGTTCTTTGTTAATATTGTATATGTCCAATGTTTCTTTGGAAATCCCTCTAGCCTATGAACCTGTGCATAATACTTACCATCCAATATTTTTAACAAATCGTTAGGCTGTATAGCAGCTGCTTCTAAATCATAATTAGCTGCAGTTCTACTTGGGTCATCTGATACCATACTACCATCTTCTTTATATACAGGGTGGTCTTGTGTAAGTATCAATTCTTTTAATTCTTCTCCCTCTGTTTCATCGTTAGGGTCTGATAACATAATTTTGTACAAATTGCTGTGTAATCTTTTTTCTATCTGTTGTATCTCAACTTCTTCTTCTTGTCCAGTCTCCCAATTGTAAGACATAATCATATCTCCAACATCTAAGTCGTGTATGTTTGCAGTACCTTCTTTTAAATTAACTGGTATATTTTCATAAATACACAAACCAAATCCACCACCAGAAGAAAAGTTAATACTTCCAGTAATAGTTGCACTTACGCTATTATTTGTAAGTGTTAATGTATATGCTCCAGTACCATCTTTATTACTTGGAGTATGTTGCCACCTTGTTCTAATATATCTTGTACCAGAATTATGACTACTAAATAAAGTGTTACTATTAGCTGTTGATGTGCTTATAAAACCACTACCACTATTACTTGTACCTCCAAAACCTGGGTCACCACTGCTTGATATGGCTAATGTAAAATTACCAAATGGACCACCAGTAGTAGATAAAGAACAACTTGTTCCACCACTACCACTATTTACTGTCATCTGTGCATCTTTATTACTTGTTGCAGTTTGTCCAGGTAAATCAGCAAGGTCTAATCCAGTATTATCTACAACACTCCAAGATGTACCTGCTAAATCGTGGTCATAACTATAAAACTCAGACATAGCGTGAGGTGTACTACCGTCTGGTCTATCATCTGAAGCGTTTTGAGTATTAATAGTAGCTACAGTTCCGTCAGATAAATCTTCTAATGAACTATTTGCAGTTGTACCACTTCTGCCAAACTCTCCATTTATATCACTAATGCTAAT